GGACGTATGCACCGGGTGGGACGGGCAAACAATTACACTCCCAAGAGGAATTGAGGTTCCTCTTGGGGTGAATATTGACGGGTCTCCAACTTATTTCCGGGGAAGGCTGTTCCAATATCATGTAAACAAAGGTGGGATGTATAATCCTGTCGATTGGGCATGGGATGATCGTGGATTCGTCAGCACTATCATGGACATTCGTCAGCCAAGTCAGCTTGTGGCTGTTGCCGAACATGAAGCTGATGCAGGGAAGCAGATTCGCATCATCGGTACTGACCAATGGAACCGGGATCTGCGGTCACAGACAGAAACAGGGGTTGGCGTTGATGGTCTAATTATCCCGATTCACGCACAGAAGGATTTTGCATACGGAACTATTCAGCCTGACGGGGTTACGATTCAATCGCGCAAGGCAAATGTTTCTCCTATTTCAAAACTGCTCTCTAATCTGGCACACCAGATGGTCACAGGTCAATCTGCCGTGTTGAAACTGAAGACCGGGACGCTACCTAATGTTTTGGTCAATGGAAACACCTATTATATTGGAGTTGTTAACGACAACACAATTGTCCTGTATCAAAATTTGCTTGATGCAAAATCAGGAACAAATCCTATCACATTGGACAGCATCATAGGATCTGGAACTGTCACTCTGAAAGACGAACGTGATGTCAGTCTGCTGACAACTGTTAATCTTGTGCCTGACTCTGGTGGCATCCCAATCACGATTGATTCTCCAAACGAAGTCACATTCTCTATTGGTGGTGCATCAGCAACTGCAACTATTTTAAGTGGTGCTGTAAACTCCGTAACACTCACAAGTGGAGGGAATCAATATGCAACAACACCTATTGTTTCTTTTGTTGGAGGAGGGGGATCAGGAGCAACTGCGACATGCACTACATTAAATGGTGTAGTAACTGCAATAAATCTTGTTTCTGGAGGCACGGGATACACTTCAGTTCCATTTGTTTCGTTTAGCACAGCAACAGGGTCATTGCCTTCTCCTCTTCAGGCAAACCTGACGTATTTTGCCAAGCCTGCCGACGATACAAATTTGAGTCTTTTTGGATCTATTCAAGACGCTCAAAACAACGCCAATCAAATTTTCCTTACCGGGAACAGCGGAAAGTTCAATGTTGATGTTCGTAAGCCAATCGCTCCTCAAACAACTCTAGAGTTTTCTGTATTTCATTACTATTCGCAAGGAGATGTCGTCCAAGCATTTACATCTGGCGGAACACTTCCCTCTCCTCTAATCGCAGGGCAAAACTATTTCGTTAACGTAGTTGACGCACAAACTATCACGCTTCATACATCGAAAGCTGACGCTCTTGCTTCAACAAACTTAATTTTTGTTAATCCAATTATCCTAACCGATTCAGGGACAGGAACTAATTCTATTGTTAAACTGATTCCTGCTACTGCAAAAACTGGAAAGACTCAACAAATTACTGCGCCGGGACTTACATTTAACACGCCAACACCAATTACCACAGCTTCCGCTACGGCAGTTGTGGTTGGTTCTGTCAGCACAGTAACCATGAACAACAATGGCAAAGGTTACGCCGCTGGAGTGATACCTACAGTAACATTTTCTGACCCTCCTGCGGTTACAGATCAAGTCACTAGAACAGCAACAGGATATGCCGTTATGCAACTTGATGCAGTTGGTTCTTCTACTTATGCAGTTGGTGGAATTGTTATTACTGACGTTGGACAGGGATACAGGCTTGGTCAACCCCCAACAATTCAATTTTCGGGAGGAACACCAACAATAGTTCCTACTGCAACAGCCGTCATTAAAACATCAAACGTATCTCTTATCACCCTGACAAACGCTGGCCTTGGTTATCAGCAACCACCAAAAGTTAAGGTTGTAGGTGGCGGAGGTACTGGAGCAACAGCATCAGCGGAAGTTGATACTAGAATTGTTAATGTTGTATCTATTGATCGCACGGGATCTGTTGCAACTGTTGCTTGTGAAACTTCTCACCTTTATGTTACTGGAAACACAGTAGTTATATCTGGTGCTTCTCCAGCCGGGTATAACGGGTCTGTTTCTATTACTAGGATTGATGATTTGCGTTTTTCATATATTGTTTCTCCTGATTTACCAATCCAAGCGACAGGCGTAATTACAGTCACTACAGGGAAACTTACTGCAATCAATGTAATCACGCAGGGAACAGGATATACAAGTCAGCCAACTATCACTATTGAACCTTCTAGCGGTGTGTTTGTCGAATTCACATCAACTGGCGAATTGCCTGCCCCTCTTGTTGCAGGAACAGCCTATCTGGCAGAAAACTCATCTGCTGGTGGTGTGTTTACAGTAACAAATGCTGATTTCTCTGATCTAAATATCACCAGCACGGCAACAGGAAATCTTTTCGTTGCTCTTTCCAGAACTTTCAGCATTGGATTTAACACACTCTGGTCGGGAGATTTCTCTGGAGTGTCAACGGGACAAGAGATTTATCTAGCAACTGACTATATCCTTCCGTTGGGTGTAAGTTCTGGAATCAAATACTATATCAGAAAAAAGAATACGGATACTGTCCAAATTTTTGATTCTGCGTCAAACGCTAATGGTTCTGGAACAACTGGAATTATTAATGTTGTTGGATTGGGAACTGGTCAGTCTTATTATGCTGTTCGTTTCCCAGCATATGCACAAGCGTTCAACAATCAGCTTTATGTCCCGAATACAGAGTTTCTATATTCAGGCGAGCAAGTATCTTTTGAAACTACAGGAACACTTCCTTATCCATTGGTTCCATACAATGAAACTTCTGGTGACGGTCTTTATTCTATGTCTGTCAATGGAAACAGCATTACTCTTACTGACAGGTTCAATAATCCAGTTGTATTTGCGAATAATGGCATTCCTACGCTCGGAATCGGAAAATTGAGTCTGGTTATCAGCGATGATTTTTCTTTTGTTCCATCTACAACAATAGTTTCCGAGGGGTACACGTTTGAAACTGGCGATCAAATAACAGTCCGGGCAAACATTGGAGATACTCTTCCTGTTGGATTGTATCCTAATGCTATTGGCGATGAGCATTACTACTATGTGCGTAGGTTTGATAACTCTTCATACGAACTATACGACACTCGCCAAAATGCTCTGAACATTGGCAGCACAACTGGTCGTATTGCTTATGTGAACACAGGGGACAGCATTGATAGCTTTTTCTTCGCTGATGCCATCATGGAGCCAACGCTAGTAAAGGCTGTTCAGCATGTTGAAAAGCCTCTCACAGTCGGATACGTCAGTCTTTACGCATACGACTACGGAAGAAGCAACGACATGGCACTAATCGGTCAGTATCACCCATCAGAAACCAATCCGAAATACCGCAGGATACGCATTGGGAAGCAATGCTCATGGGCTAGGATCATCTATCGTGTGAAATCACCAGAAATCAGTTCTGCGTATGATTATATCCCGGTAGAAAACCAACGTGCGATCATAGCCGCTGTTCACGCAGTCGATCTGGAAGATAAAGATTTCATTGAGCAGTCTCAAAAGTATTGGGCAACCGCTTTCCAATACCTAAAGAACCAGAGCGACAGCATGGATGGACACGCTATGCAACCTCCTCAAATCAATAATATCACCTATGGTGATGGGACAGATGAAGTGATGTTCTAAAATGAAATCACCAAACATAGCTGCTGGCAGACTTGAAAAAACGACCGCAGGATGGGTTCGCGGAGCCAATTCCGTTAGGAATCCTTGGGGTCTGCCTGAAGATCAATACAAGTGGGGTGTAAACATCACAAATCGTGGTGGAGTTGTCCAGACGCGACCCGGATTTGCCATGAAACTCTCTTTGCCTCCCGGTAATTTTCAAGGAGGAATTGTTTTCAACGCAAACAAGCAATTCTCATCATCTGAAACAATAACTTTGTCTAATGGTGAGCGAGTTCAGCGCAAGGCGCAGATTTATACTCCTGAAGGAAAGGCAATAGAATTGCCTGAATTGTCGTATCTCGTTTTCTGTGTAGATGGGAAAGTCTATTACGCACCATTCCCTCTTCAACAACCGCAATCATGGTCTGATTATCAGCTTTCCAACATCAACCTTGATCCAACAGTAGATAAAGTTAATTTCACAGTTGCAACGCAGTCTGCCGCTGTTAGCGCAGGAAACAATTCTACTATCACCCCGGCGCACAGACTTATCATCGTTCAAGATGGCGTTTCTTCACCGGGATATTGGGACGGTTCAAATACAACAGGAATGGTGTCAACAGCAATGCCTGTAGGGTATTGGATGGCATATTCAGGGAACAGACTGTGGGTTGCCAACGGAAATATCATTTCTGCGTCAGATCTAGCCAATCCTCTTGGCTGGGACGAGCGTGAAAGCGGATCAGGAAGAGGAGACTTTTCTGTTGCTCGTCCAGTTACTGCGCTTCAGGATTATGTCGGTCAAAACAATGACACTCGGTTGTATGTGTTCACCGACAGGGCAACGTACTCATTGGCTTCTGGTGTGTTGGACAGGGAGCAATGGGCAAACACACCGAACTTCCAGAATACGCTGTTCCCAACTATTGGTTGCGTTGCAGGCAAAAGCATCGCATTTCAAGCTGGGCAAATGTGGTGGTATTCGCAGGGAGGACTGATTTCTGTGGACGTTGCGGCATCCAGCTACCTTTCTAGCCAAGTTTTATACAAAGACGTAGAAATGGCAAAGGCTCGTAGGCTAATGGCAGCAGATTATACAGGGATATGTTCCGTAGCGTTTGAAAACTATCTCCTCTGTTCTATTCCATACCTAGAAGCATTAAATAGTGTGACGATGGTATTGGATTACGCTGCCGCATCGGAATGGAATCAGGCTAAAACTCCAGCGTGGACAGGCGTTTGGACAGGAATTCGCCCGGTGGAGTGGACAACAGGAGTTATCGACAACCAGCCTTCCTGTTTTGCTTTTTCAGTTGATTATGCCAGCACAAACGATGGATCATATAACCATGTGTGGCAGGCATTCATGCCTAATAGGTACGATACCTATCTACAGATTAATCAAGATGCTACAACAGAAACTCTGATTAACAGGATTTACTGCCAGTTTGAAACGGCATTGCTTGGTGACCAGATGGATCTAAAGCAACTAGCTTTTGGGGAACTGGACTGCAACCAGATAGCAGGAACGGTAGATGTAAAAGTTAGCTATCGCGGATTGCGAGGTCAGTACCAAAAGATACTTTCTACGAGATTGCTTGCTCTGACTGAACAATATCAATACCAAACAAGTAAATTTGTAGATGAAATTGCGGATCTTGGAGTGTTGCAGACACAATACCGCAGGCTGATTACAGAGAACATTACACGAACGCCAAAAAGTCAGTCTTGTGAGTCAAAAAACACGCTAGACGTAGATAAAGCGTTTAGCTTTCTGGTCGAATGGTGTGGTGCTTTCGGTGTTGACGCTATAAGGATGTATCAAGATCCGTTTACAACACAATCGGTTGGCAACGTGACAAAAGAAGAGACGCAATTCTGTGCAATCGGTGAAGATGGAACTTCTGTTCTTGTCCCAATATCTGAACCTCCTCAAGAATCCGCAGAAATTCAACAGACTTCATGGAAAAGCACTCAAACAAAGACTGTAACCTTATCGTGTGGCAATGGTAGCCCATCGGTTTCTGCAACTGCAACAGCCTCTTACACCTCGTACATTTCTCTGGAGGACGCGAATATGCAGGCAGAAACACAGGCGTTGCAAGAGGCAACAAATGCCGCAAATCAGTATCGGAAAGGAAATCCCTGCTAATTATGCCATCTATTTCTACAGCAAGCACTCCGATTTCATCGTTTCCTAACCTGTTTGCCTCACCATACGGGAACGATGGTGTAATTCCTTTGTATTCCAGTATTCCTATCAACAATTATACGACAGGAGATTGTCTTCCATGTGTATTGTGTGGTAATTCAACTATACGAAGGCAGTTGGTAGAGCAACAGAAATTATCTCTTTTGAACGAACAACAACCCGGAGTTTCAGTAGCTTTAGTCTAGAATGAGAACACCAATAACATACAAATACATAGCACAGGGAACGCAGGAGTTTACACAACTCCAATCGTTCGCAAAATCATTTGACCATGAAATTATTCCACACCCCAACATTAGCGTATGTGCCCATTACCGTGGAGATGTCTGCTTTGGCTATTCCGATCACGTTTTTATTCCTACAGTATATCCTGCCTTCCATCCTGAATTGACCAGACCTAGGGATGTGATTCAGGTATTGAGTGATTGGAGGGTGCATAATCAAATATCAAACAAACCTAGTTTTATCGGTGTGCCTATGCCAGACGCACCGGGCAGAGTTAATTTCCCTGAAGAAACAATGAATAAACTAGGATTGACGCGAATGAACAGGGAGATTTATAGTCTTTAACATTATGGGTGGATCATCTGCACAACAAATTCCTGTTTATACTCCTAATGCTCCAGATCCTACGCTGGACATAGCTAGGATCAAGATGCAACAGGAAGCTGGTCTTCACTCGTTGCAGATG